CACAAGAAGGCTCAGACGCTACAATTGAGCCACAAATGCAAGGCCTTAAACTTTTTACCGATTACCAACAAACCGCATTAAGCACTGTTGGCCAGATTTTTGGGAACATGGCCGACATTGCCGAAAAAGGTGGAGAAAAGCAGTTTTCAACATGGAAGGCCATGGCAACAGCTCAGGCCGTAGTTTCTACAGCGCTTGCAATATCAAACGCGCTTGCATCAGCGCCGCCGCCATTTAACTTTGCATTGGCCGCAACGGTCGGGGCACTTGGAGCAGTACAGGTTGCGCAGATACAGGGGACAGAATACCAAGGAGCCCGCGCAATGGGCGGCTCAGTGACAGGCGGCAACTCGTACCTGGTCGGCGAGAACGGGCCGGAGGTTGTTACTATGGGCGGATCAGGGGTTGTTACGCCGTCTAGCGTTGGCGGGGGTGGCATGAGCGTTGTCATCAATGACCAGACCACAACATCAACCGGCCACGATGTCCAGACACAAGAAACAACGGGCCCTGAAGGACAACGCCAGATGCAGGTTACGATACGCGACACAGTACGGAGGCAGGTGATGCAAGGTGAGTTCGATAGACAGCTTGGCTCAAAGTTTGATCTGAAATCTAAAGGGAGGCGCGTCTAATGGCTACCTGGCCTGGATCTTTGCCACAATCCCCGAACATGGATAGCTTCTCAGACATCCCACAGAGTACGGTTATCAGAAGCGCAATGGACGGCCTGACAAAGCAGCGAACCCGCTTCACGGCGGCTGTCCATGACGTGTCTGAGTCCTATGTTATCAATCGCACCCAGGCCGATACGTTCATCGCGTTTTTCCGGGATGATCTGGACAACGGCGGGCTAGAGTTTGACAAGCCGGACTTCCTTTACGGCGGAACGTCTGTTTACCAGTTCACTGAGCCGTATGACCTCACCCCGATTGGCGGCGAAATGTGGAGCCTGTCAATCTCTCTGGAGAAGCAACCCTAATGCCTTATAGCGACTCGTTTTTAAAGAACATTTACAGCCGATCCTCTGGTGATCCGTCAATTGTGCTGATCGAAGTCAATATTGATGGCACGATTTACTATTACGCAAACAACACGGAATCAATCGACAGCAATGTGTCGGGCAGCACCCAAACCTACCAGCCGGGGCGCTTTGACCTGTCTCTGCCAGAGGAAACGGCAGAAGGTACGCCAAGGGCCACCATCGACTTTGACGCAGCGGATATAGCCATCGTCAGGCGGCTCAGGCTGGCAGACGACAGGATCATCATTAACCTATGGGTGATTGCCGCGTCCGCTCCCAACGTCGCTGAGTTTGGCCCGGCTCAGTTTGAGTCAACCTCATTCAGCATCAGCGGATCAGGCGTCAGTGTTGATCTGGAGGTCGAGCCGATTCTGGATGTGCAGCTACCAGGTGAGCGGTTCACGCCCCAAACGTTTCCGGCTCTATGGGAAGGCAATGATTCGTGACCTTCTCGCCATTCCATACCTTCCGGGGGGTCGCTCAATGGAGGGCGCTGACTGCTGGGGAATGGTGCAGATATGTTATAGTAAGTTTATGGGCGTCGAGGTTCCGGGCTATGACGATGTTTATTATGAGCCCGGTGGAGACACTGACGCGGCGGACTTCATAGCGGATCAACTTGACGACCAACAGCATTTTGAGCGTGTAACGAGTCCAGAGCGCGGATGCTTTGCTCTGCTGTCAGTAGCAGGCAACCCGATACACGTTGGATTCATGCTTGATAATCGGCAGATGATACACACGCGCTCAGGTGTAGGGCCGTCAGTTGATGACGTAACCACGATAAAATGGAAGGGGCGAATTCTTGGATTCTATAACTACAGGCCAGCAAATGACCGCTAATATCGTTGTTTCAAAAGCTCCATTCCTTTCGCCCATTCAGGAGCCGGTCGATGCTGGGCGAACAGTTGAGTCCATCTTTGGCGATTATACGGGTCTTGCAAGAGAGCACACGCGGGCGTTCATTAATGGCAACCCGGTTGATGATTGGAGTCAGGAAGTGGTTAGTGGGGATCTCCTGACGCTGCACCAAGTGCCGTCGGGACTTGGCTTAGCCGCCAACCTCGCCATTGCCGCGCTCGTTGTATCAGTTGCCACTTTTTTCCTCTTCGCCCCTGAAGAGCCCGAGATTTCTGACAACGAAAAGCGCAAGCGTGTAAAAGGCGACAGCAACCAGAATAAAGCCTACGAGCCAATCCCCTACATTCTCGGTAAGCGCAAGATTGTTCCGGCTTATGCGGCCAATCCGTATTACGAGTACCGGGGCAAGGATCAATATTACCGGATGTTGCTTTGCGTCGGCTACGGGCCAATGAACGTCACGGATGTGCGGATTGGTGAAGTGCCCCTAAGCAGCTTTGGAGAAGTCGAGTACGCGGTTGTCGATTGGTACAACAACTCTGACAAAGAAACGTTGCGCGATATATGGTCAAGGGATGTAGCACAGAATCGGGTTCAGGACGAATTACCGAGGGTTGGCAGCGGCTGGCTAAACAGTTTTGTGCCGGTTGGCCGAGGGATGACAAATGCCACATTCGCGTACCCGAGGGGGCTCTACCGGATAAAAGGCGGGGGCAGTCGATCTAATTTAGGCGGAGCAATACAGCTTCAATATCAGGGCGGCTCTGGCGATTGGTACACTCCAGCCCACTACTTCAATAAAACATCGGCTAACAAGGGCGTAACGCCATACAGACTGTTCAAAGAGGGTGGCGTACTTTACCGGTCTGGGTCGAGAAGGCAAGGCTGGGGGAGTGGTAGGGACAATCTTAGAATTTTTTCTGGAGGTGGCATCTATCCTGCGTACGCCGAGCCCGTACCGACAAGTTACATAGTGTTTGATGATGGCAACGGCTACGTGGTTCTTGATGCACCCGAGAGCTACAGCGTAGCCAGTGTTGGAGCTTGGTCAGAAAGCAACAAATTCTTTACACGTTCGATTACGTTCGATCCCTCTCTTCATGGTAGCCCGCCGACTGAAACCCCTGTAACGGTTCGGGCGCGCAACTTGTCCCCTGGGGATAGCGGCAAAACGCCGTGGACAGACACGGCTCACCTAGAGTTTACGCAAAGAAGCGCGCCTCTTGACACCATACGTTTTGATGAACTTATTGGCAGCCCGAGCGGAAACTATAGACCCGTCATCATTGCCCTGAACATTAAAGCGACAGATCAGGTCAGCGGCAATCTTGATTCTGTCAATGTCATTGCTGAATCTGTTGTGCCTTCTGTTTGGGCCAACGACTGGCGCGACTGGTACGGTCAATCTCTCACACCCAGCAGCAACCCGGCAGAGCTTTACCGGTGGGTCCTACAAGGGCCTTTTAATCGTGCCCGGGTTAGCAACAGCAGGATCAGACTAGAGGACTTGGACGCTTGGCGTCTGCGCTGCATCGCGGACGGATGGGAGGCGTCAAATTATAACAACGAAGCGGCTGCTCTGAAGTCCGTGCTGAATAACGTAGCGAAGACCGGGCGCGCTGAATTTGCAATGCGCGATGGTCAGTTTAGCGTTGTGCAGAACATTGAGAAGCTGATCCCGACTCAGATTTTCACCCCGAAGAACAGCTCTGGATTCAGTTCAAAGCGCGAATTTCCAGATCCTTCAGACGGCATAACAGTTGAGTTTCAAAACGAAGATCAAGACTGGGAGTTGGACGAGTGGACTTATTACGACCCATCCATACTCGAATCTGATCGCATTGGACAAACCGAGTCACTTGAGCTTTGGGGCGTCACTAATCCCGCCCTTGCTCATAAGCATGCGCGATTTGCATACCTTGAAAAGCGCTTTCGTAGGGAAACGTATGAGCTAACCACAGACATAGAGAACCTCGCGTGCGCTAGGGGTGATCTTGTCCTTGTTCAGAATGACATCATCGACGTGGGCCTGGGTAGTGGGATTGTCAAGTCCGTTGGCGCTGGTACGTTTTCGATTGATGAAACTTTTGAATTGGTCGCTGGCCAGTCTTACGGCGTACGCGTCAGGACGGTCAGCAGCGGCACACAGTTCAAGCAAATAACCGCGACTTATAACGGGTCTGGCCAATGGTCAACGGTGGACGCCATTGAATTTATCGCTGGCGACCTAGCTTCCTATGGCGTGGCGGGATCAGAAACGCTTGATTGCATTGTTGTTAACGTCTCGCCTGCGCAGGACCTTGGTGCAACGATAACGCTGGTTAACGCGGCAAACGAGATTTATACGGAAGATGGCGAACCCCTACCCGCATACACAACCAACCTTAGACCCAGGCCAGAGAATCAGATACCCACAGCGCCGGAGATTTCGGCAGGCGTGGGGCCGTCTAATTATTTGTCTGCTGTCGTCAAGGTGTCAGTGCTGAACCCTGAGCGTCTTGCCACCGTTACGCGTTCGTATCGCCTGCAGTATAAAATTGATTCGGACATTATTGAAGACCCAGAAACAGGCGAAATCATAACGGACCCCGGCAGACCTGATGGCGACTCAGACGTGTGGATTGATGCACCGGATATAGACGCCAGAATCGGCAGCGTTGATGTCCCTATACCGCTGGATGTCGGAAGCCGGATTGTGTTCCGGGCAAAAGCACGCGGCACCGGCAACTTAATGTCAGCGTGGTCAATAGAGTACGAATTAGTCATTAGCGAGCAGCCCGCGCCGGACGTTAACAGCTTTACTGTTACCGAAGAAATCAACACGCCCAAAACCCCGGACGGCATGTTTTCCACGCTCGTGATTACGGTTGACGAGCCGCCGACAGACCCTTACTTGTACGCTGTAGCAGAATATCGCTTGCCCGGCCAAGACGAATGGCAGCGAATCAGCAAAATAGGCTGGCAGTTCCAGAGTGTCGCCGAAGTGGTTGTATTGGCGAACGGCACTCAATATGAGATCCGCGTCCGCAGTGTGTCAGTTTACGGCGTCGAGAACTTTTACGGCCTTCGGCAGATTGTCACTACAACAAACGTGCTGGACCCGGAGTACACGGAAGACAACCCGTTTCTTGTTCTGCCGGTCCCGGACGTGCGCGGCCTTGAACTTTTTGAGCAGGGTAACGATACGGAGTTTGGCGGACGCGATGCTAAGTTTGTTTGGCGTCGATCCACCGTTGGCGACTGGGTAGAAATTGGATTCGAGGGGCTTCGCGGTGCCGGTGCTGGCAGGCTGGATCAGTATTTCCGGGATTATCAAGTTGAAATCTGGACTGATAATCAGATCGTCAGGACTGAGCAGGTTTACGATCCTGTCTATATCTACTCCTTTGAGAAAAATGCTGAGGACTACCGGCGCGTAACGGGCACGGTTGGCGCATGGCGCGACTTTGAAATCAGGGTTATTGAGCGTGGCAGAAACAATCAGGTGTCGGCTAATTCAGCCAAGCTGTCTGTGGCCAACACCGCCCCCGAACCCTTAGCCGCACTCTCAGTAGTGCCAGGCTTCAGCGTGATCGAGATCAGCTATCTGCGCCCCGATGATCTGGATTTTGCAG